TTTATTCCTCAGATAATGCCAAAAGATTTTGTAGTTACGGATGCTGGTGATACGTTTGTGGAATATGAGGATCAGGATAGCGGAGAGATTATTCGCAACGAGAATAACAGCCAAGCCATTTTTGATGAAAGGATGCGACATGGATAATGAAATAGAAGAAGTCTTAGAGTTAATACTTGAGATCTGCCCCGACAAAATGACCAGTAGGCAGATGTCGATTGTGATGATCAACTTGCTGATCCACAAAAACTTGGCTCACTACTGGCCTGAGATCCACTCGAATGTCGCTGAAGTTGTGATGTATTATGACAGTGCCAATCGTACTGACGCAGTAAACGATGCGAACAAATTTCTAGAGGATATCGTAAATGGCGTTTGAGCTAAGAGACTACCAGCGAGAATCTGTCGATGGATTGTATAACTATTGGGCAAGCAAGGCAGGTGATAATCCTCTGATTGTGGCTCCCACTGGGTCAGGTAAGACAGCGATACTTGCACAGATTATTAAGGATGCCATGAGCTATCCTGACACCAGAGTTCTGGTTGTGACGCACGTTAAGGAGCTTCTGGAGCAGGGAGCCAGTGGATTGCTAAAGCTCTACCCAGAGGCTGATTTTGGCATCTACAGTGCAGGTCTGAAGCAGAAGGTGTTGAACAAGCCAATCACCTTCGCTGGCATCCAGAGCGTCTGGGAGAGAGCGTATGACATGGTTCCAGCCCCAGATCTAGTTCTGATCGATGAGGCACACTTGCTACCTAAGAACAGCGAGACACGATACAATCGATTTATTGCAGACCTGAAGATATGCAATCCAGACGTTAAGGTGGTTGGATTAACAGCCACGCCATATCGACTGGACAGCGGATACTTGCACAAAGGAAAGGGAGCGATATTCGATGGGATAGCTCACGACATTCCTATCAGCCTGTTAATGGATCAGGGATACCTGTCACCAGTCATCAGCAAGGGTGGGCTCAAGCAGATCGACCTTACTGGCGTTGGCAAGCGAGGTGGAGAGTTTATCGAGAGTGAGTTGGCTACAGCTGCATCTGACCCAGAGCTAATAGAATCGACAGTCAAGGAAGTTGTGAAGTTAGCGTCTGACAGAAAGAGCTGGCTCGTGTTTAGCTCTGGAGTAAATCACGCACACTTGCTGGCTGATGAGTTTGATCGTCACGGTATAGATGTTGGAGTTGTAACTGGAACAGATAGCAGTGCTATTCGAGAGAAGACGATTGCAGACTTTAAGAGTGGTGAGTTGCAGTGCCTGATTAATGTCAACGTGTTGACCACTGGATTTGACTATCCTGAAGTCGATGCAATCGTAATGTGTAGAGCCACTGCCAGTTGTGGTTTATACATCCAATGCATTGGGAGAGGCACAAGGGTAGCTGAAGGCAAGGAGAATTGCCTGGTGCTTGATTACGGTTCCAATGTTGAGCGTCATGGATTTATTGATAAAGTTAAGCCAAAAGATAAAATGGGTGGCGGTGATGGCGAGGCTCCAGTCAAGCAGTGCGAGAGTTGCCAGACGATAGTCCACGCAGCTGCCAAGATATGTCCTGAGTGTGGGTTTGAGTTCCCTGCTCCACTTCTTAATCATGGATCAAGTTCGTACTCTGGAGCCATGCTGTCGAGCCAAGTTGTGGCTGAGTGGGTGGATGTCGATGACGTTCTGTATTCCAGACACAAGAAGGAAGGCAAACCTGACTCGATCAAGGTGACCTACTATTCTGGGATGCTCAGTGTCAGTGAGTGGCTATGCCCAGATCACGGTGGATATGCAGCCAGTAAGTATAGGGAGCGTAAGTCTCTGCTGAATGCCTTGGCTGATACAACGACTGAGGCTCTGGATGAGGCACACTTCTGGAGGAAGCCAAGCAGGGTGATGGTCAAGCCATCCAATCACAATCCAAAGTATAAAGAGATTACGAAATTTGATTATACTCAAGTGGAGAGAAAGCATGAGAAGACGCAAGGCGATTACGCTGATTTCAGCCTCGAAGATATCCCCTTCTGAACATTCTGAGCAGGTAGGGTTTATCAATTGGTTTCGAGCCAAGTATCCAGACGTTTTGATATTTGCAATTCCGAATGGCGAGAAGAGGGCAATCAGCGTTGCCAAGCGACTAAAGATGGAGGGAGTAGTTCGAGGTATCCCAGATTTGTTTGTGCCAGCTTGGACTTTATGGATTGAAATGAAGAGGGTTTCTGGAGGGAGACTTTCGACTGAGCAGAGGCAAATGATAAAATATCTTGAAGGAATTGGACATACGGTTATCATTGGCAAAGGTGCAGGTGATGCATCGAAACAAATATTAGATTTTTTTGAAAGAAAGAAATGAATTACAAAGGAATACATCCAAAGCATTCCTCCTATGGCAGAAGTAGGAAGCCAGTGACTTTGGCTCCTCCAATTCAAAGGAAACATTATGGGCAAAAAGACAAAAACGAAAAAGAAACAGTGGACATCCAGAGAGATGCAATTGCTTCTGAAATACAAGGCAGATGGTTTAGACAGTGGTGAGATAGCCAATTGTCTGGGGAGATCTCAGAAAGCTGTACAGCATAAGATCTCAAGCCTACGGAGTGACGTTGTAAAACCAAGACCTGTTTTAGAGAATGTGATTCCGACTGAAGAAACTTCCATACCATTTTCATTAGAGCGAGGTAAGGCAAAGAAGTATGCTATCTGGGGTGGTGCTATACTGGCTCTAGGGGCAGCTCTCTTGGCTGAAAGGCTCCTTTAATGCACGACAGTGACCTGACAGCGTTTCAAGCCTCTCAGCTCCAGTATTTGAAGACTGAGGTTGAACGGAAGCAAGACGATACGAATAGGCGTGATTCGTTTTCGGGTGCAGAGAATGCATTATTTCAGGCTCGAAAGGAGCTAAAGGAGTTTCTAAAGAACCTCAGAGTAGCTGGTAAAAACATATAAATCATTAAAAACAAACGATAATAAAAAAGTTTTCTTTCTGCCCTTGCAATATCTGCGAGGGTAGCTATATAGAGTGTATAGTTATTTAGAAAGGAACTTAGAAATGACAATCGCAACTTTAAAAATTGAAAATGCAAAGCACTCATACGATGTAGAGGTTTCTGTTTATCAAGACGGAAAATACCATACTAGCGATAATGTTAGTGTAGAGGCAAACAACCGCACACAAGCTGGATCAATGGTTAGAAAATCTGGCTATGATGTTCGATCAGTAAATATAACTGGATAAAATCTAATTAATCAGGGGAGCTACGGCTCCCCGCTAGTAGAAAAGGAATAGATATTATGATGGATATTACTGTCGTTTTTACTGTCGATGAAAAAGACTTAGCGGAAGCTAACAACTACGCCAGCCCTCGTGGCTATCCCACTTTTGACCTTAGAGACATCATTCAACAGTCTCTGTACGACAACACAACGGGGCCATCGTTATCTGGTCAATTCAAAATCAAAGCATACACAAAAAAGGAGCAAGTGTGATGAAAATTACAAAGGCACATCAATCACTGCTTTGTAAAATAGCTGGTAGTGGAGCAAAGGGAGGCCGCGTAATGACATATGAAAAAGCTGTTTCAATTATGAGTGGCAATTTTCTAACTGAAGAAATTCCTTCAAACTGGCAGGACATGGAGGAGGATGATTTAAACGAATTCATTCTAGACCATGTTTCCTCGCCTTATGAAAATTGGGACATTGAGGATATTTGGACATTAATTGAGCAAGTTGGAAGCGCGGCTTTTGGCTTGCGTGATTTAGGAGCAAAGCAATGACACAGAAGGCATATTTGCATTTGGTTAAGTACGCGCTTGATTTGGGCCACAACATTTCAATTTATGATGGCGAGGAATTTCAGGTTAACAACTCTCAGTCGTACAAGGCTATTAAAGACGCGATTGAGAGCGTTGACGATAGCGAGATTTACATTCGCCAGCCGAATAACGATCATGTTGGCTGGGCTTATGTTGTGTTGTTTGGCAACGATCCAGAAGAAACTGTTTCTGATTATGGTGACAATGGCTTTATGGATACATGGAACAACACTTACAACGCTTTACTAAAGGAGGAAGCGGCGTAATGGAAATTTTTTTGGAAAACTATTACCGTGATTTAGAATACCAGTTCAAACAAAACGGTATTGAATCCGTTAATTACAACTCATGTGGCACTCCTGAGTTTCAAACAGAAGCGGAGTATGTTGCGTATATGAAAGATCTAAAATCCACTATTGATTTGTTAGCGGAAAAGGAAGCGGCATGAGCTATTTACAATACACAACGGACAAGGGGCTTAGTGAGTTAATCCCTGCCGTTCA